CCCCAATCGTCGGGGGTAACCTTATCCATTAGTTTTGTAGCCTTGTTTGGGAACTTCTTAACATACATCTGATTGGCATTGAAGACGTGCTGCCGTTTGCCCGGGTTATGGTCGAAGTGCGAAGCAACAGAATTAGCCCATTCCTTAGTCCCGAAAAACTCATCTACCGTCTGCTGCGATGCTTTAACAATAGATTCGTTGGCTTCATTCTTTAATAATGGTTTTACTCTGCAACGACATTTCCAGCCATTGGGTGGATAGATTTTATCCCACCTATTATCTTCATAAAAGAGGATTACGCCATTGAGTTTACGATGTTCTTCCCTTACTCTGTCATCACCTGCCGTAACGTATTGCCAATAAGGAAAGCGGTTAGCCTTTTTGATAAGCCTTTGGTAGTTTGCAGCCGCCTCTGCCGTAAGATTCGCCGTATCATATTCCGTCTTTTGCCATACCTTGTTGAACTTGGCACATACCTTTGCTGCCTCTCTTGAGAACTCCTCAAAGGTTTTGGCTTTCCGGTAGAGCTGGTTGAGTTGCTGCACCTCAGCGAGCGTCTTCGCCGCCGAGAAATGAAAAAGGTTTTGCTCCATTGCCGTAACGAATGCCGGGTCAATATTGTCATAGACGTAGTCGGCATTGTTTACAGGGCGTTTAAATGCCGTGTGGATGGCATTTAAAAGGTCGTTGGAAAGATATTCGAAGAGTTCTGCATCGAAGTAGGAGGCTGTGCCATTTGACACTCGCTTAATGAGCCGATTGTCTAAAGTGTCATCACTCAAGTTCGTGGGGGATGTTGATTTCGAGTTCGCCCCCATCATCGTGGGGGCTTGGGCGAAAAAATCCCTAAGCCGTTTTAGCAATGAATGGTCGGAGAGTTGGGCTTTTGTCTTCGGTTTTGTCTCCCGTGAGGTTGATACTTCTAATCCCTCAATATCTGTTGGCTCGAATGTCGGTGCTTGCCGTCTTGCTATTGGTTCATCGTTATCAGGTACAGGGATTGAATACTTTTCGTGCAGGTAACTTTGTGGTATGGGCAGAATATCGGAAAGCTGTACAATGTCCGACACGGAGAGTTGTTCGGCTGATTGTGGAAAAACGAATTTTCCGCCACTTACGGGATAGCCTCTTGCCTCGAGCATGGGCAGCACCCGGTTGTTGAGTACCCGCTGCACAAAGCGCATATCGCTGCGGTTCTTTCCCTCCTCGACATCCTTATGCACTTCTCCCAACGAACGTGCGCCATTCTCTCCCTGTACCGTAGTGAGTGTTTGCCCAAGAATGGTAATGAGCATTTCTTCGTTGCAAGCCTGACGGAACTCGTTGTAGGAAGTTCCGTTGCCATTATCCGCCTCCTTTGTCTCTACCTCGGCTTCTTTGGGAATAATGATGTAAGGAGCAGAGCCAGCCTGTTCCATCGCCTGTTCCAATAGTTTTCGGCTTTCGGGGTCGTAGGCATTGTATTTACCCACACGTTGGGGCATTCCGAATAGTTCCACCCATTGCGACCAGTCGCCAAAGCCACCGCGCTTGTAAATGGCGTATGGTGTAGCCTTGAGCAGCAATCCATAGTTGCGCTCGTGTCCTAAAACGAGCAACGAGCTATCACCCTCGTAAGGTATGCCCTTTTCGTCGGTGTCGTTGATGACGATGCACTTATTATATAGGTTGATGTGTTTTGGCGGTATAGGTGCAATGTGTAAACCATCAGGGGTGTAGATAAATTCTACCCCACTTCGCCCATAGACGCGTTCGTTCATAATCTGCCTTAAAAGTTCTTCCCAGTCGGTAGTGTCCATAATGGCAGCTATTTCTTCCACCTCCTTACCGTCTTTGTCCAAGAAGGTAAGTTCCGAGTTCAGCACCGCATCGATGCGCTTGCTTATTGCATCGGCGAGGAGTCCGTCGATAAGTACGTCATCGAATAGGTCGTACAGACTTTTCACACGTCCCGAGTCGGCAGAGCGCAGGGCATTGCGCCAGTCGCCCACGTCATATACTTTGCGTTGTGGGGCTTTCACGATGACTTGATTTACAATAACAGGCTCGGTAGCCTTTGATGTCTTTATTACGGTTATATTCTTTTTATTGCTCATTGCTTAAAAATGTTGGTTACGTTTTGGGTTACTTCCATAGATGTATTCCGTTGAAGGATCGGGCTTTCCGTCATTATCTTCATCGGCTCGTGGTAGTGAGGGGATTACTTCTCCTTTCTGTACCTGTTTGAGCCACGACACGGCACGGTCGTACCGCTTTTCCCTTAAGTCAAGTTCGCAGCCGGCATTACAAAGGTTTACGAAGTGCCACACGGCAATGTCCTTGACGAAAAGCAAGAGCAAGGCATTGCGCTTATCGGGACTGTTGAATATTTTTTCTCTGTTGTATGCCCCGAGATAGCCTGCCGCTTCCTGTACGGCAGCATCAATGGCAGCAGTAAGGAGTGTTTCGTCCATTCGGTCAATGGTTTCCATGGACTCTTTATAAAGGTGGGTTTCGAGTTCTTGTGGAGAAAGGAAACCACCGGTGTAATTAAATGTTCCCATAAATGTTTAAAATCGTTTTTTGTTTCTTTGTCTTGTGCCTACGGTGTAGGAGTCTTGACTAAGTGTTTGTATTTTAGCGTTGAGAATGTACCAGCCACCCTCTATGCAGTCCACACCGTCGGCCGGTGCTTTCATACGCTTGTTGAGCAGTAGGAACTGTTCTTCCAATCGTTTCATGTGTGGATTGTCCTTTTCGTCGATGTTGAGAATGAGTTTGCCCTGCCGGTTGAGCGGCTCAAGATTTCCCTCAATACGATCGAACTTCTCGGGTTTTCGGCGTGTATCGGGGGAGATAGGAATAAAGCCCAATTCTTTTCCTTTGGCTGCAAACAGCGGCAGGAACACCTGTTCGTAGAAAGGGTCTTGGAGTTTGTTGTTCTCAATGAAATAGTAGGCTTGGCATCGGTCGGCGATGTAATCACGCAGGTAGTAATACCAATTCACATACTCCTCGTTCACCACGTGGTCAAGGAAACCCTTGTAAACATAGAATTTGCCGTCATAGTAGCCGATAAGGAACAATGCCTTGAACGATGTAGCCTTGTTGCGAGAGTTGGAAGGTGCGGGGTCGCCATAGACCACGGCAAGTTGGAGCTTCGACAATGGCGGACACGTCCCCCATGTGAGTTCCTTGAACACCTCGCCTTCTGAAAGTGGATTGTTGTAAAACTCCTGCTGCACGATGCGAGTAGAGATTTTAGAGAGTACACGGTCAATATCCTCTTCGGTGTTTTTGGCAGCCCATGTGCTACGTCCGTTCTTGTCGCGAATGTTCACGATGTCCCAATGGTCGGCTTTCGCTCCCGCTCGTTTTACACAACAGTCAAGGGCGATAAGGTTGCCACAGAACACCACAAGCAAGTCGCTCGATATGCTTCGTGTCGGAAACGCTGCCCCCTCGAACCAATCCCATTTCTTGTTCAGAATGTCGGGATTACGGCAGTCTTCATCGGTATCGAAGTCATCGACAAGAATGCAGTCGGGTCGTACGGCATCTTTTCTTGTACCACGAGGGCTTTCGCCTGCCCCCAATGCTCTAAAAGCTGCGCCATTGGCAAGCGAGAACTCGCTTTCCGTCCACGAGCCGAACTCCCTCAGGTCGCCATAGTAAGCCTTTAACAACGAGTTGCGCTCAAAGCTGTCTTTGTAAGGTTTAAGCAACCTTACGGCGTTGTCCTTCGAGTTGGATATGAGCAAGATGTTTCTTTTCTTTGCCGTGCATACGAGATACATGACACACATCATCACGGTGGTAGATTTGGCGAGTTCACGACTCCACGACAACACCTCGTACCACTCTTTGTTGCCACAGATGCGCTTAATGGCTTTGAGGTGGAAGGGTGCAAACTCGTGGGTGGCATATTCCCCGAAGAAGAATTTTATCCATTCAACGGGGGTTTTCTCCAGCTGTTTAAGTTTCTTCACACGCTCCAATGGCGAGAGCGTATCGACTGCCGTGTCCTTTTTTAGGTTTTGGAAATAAGTGCGCCACTCTTTTAGTGCCTGTAAATCGTCTATTTTGCCCATTTCATTTGTTCTTTAATGTACGCATCAAAATAGCCGGCAAGTTCTTTTGCCTTATCCAAATCACGAGGTCTGAGCCAGTCTAACAGCCGTCGGCTTACGTTGTATATATCCCTTACCGATGCGTCCTGTTCCAATGCTTCAAGGTCTTCGGTGAGCTTACGGCGTATTTGTGCCTCGTTCTTATCAGGATAGCGCATGCCTTCGGGCTTTTCGGCTATGGCACGGTCAAGCTGGTCGAGCTGCATAAGCGTCGAGTTGATGCGTTCTTCACGTGTTTGCAACAGGTTGAGTTTTAGTTTTTCCCACTCTTTGGTCCATTTGCCGATGGTAACCCGAGAAACCTCCGTGCGTTCGGCTAACTCTTGTTGGGTAATGTTGGGCTCACGCAGATAGATGAGCTTTGCCAATTCTTTTTTCTTCTTTATATCCATATCATTGTGCTTCAATCAGGAGGCAAAGTTACTATATAATAAGGGCAAAAACTAATAGGTTTGTAACGTGGTGCAGGTGTATCGTGTACGTGACGCAATGCGTTGTAAGTCATTATTTTGTCGTTTGCAAGGGTGGTTTTTCCGTTCTATCTTTGCAGCGTAAAGCAATCAAGACAATGAGTAAAAAGACATTTATACTACACGACGAAACAGTGAACACCTACGGCTTCCGTATGCTCACTTCGGGGGCTAACCTTGAGGAGTTTAGAAAGAACCCCGTGATGCTGCTCAATCATAACGATTGGAATCTGCCCATCGGTCGTTGGGAGAACATCAGAATAGAAGGGAGCAAGATACTTGCCGATGCCGTATTCGATGAAAACGACCCTCGTGCGGTGGAGGTGCAGCAGAAAGTGGAAACCGACTTTATCCGTATGGCATCTATCGGTGCGTGGACACAGGAGCGCAGCGATGCCTACGACTTGATGCTGCCCGGTCAGACTTCGTCCACCGTTACACGTTGGACAGTAAGAGAAGCCAGCATCGTTACCATTGGTGCCAACCACAATGCCTTGGCACTTTACGACAGCAATGGTAATCTGGTTAATATGGGCGACTTCTTAAAGCGTAGCAAGCCAACGGCAACAATGGAATATACCGAACTTGAAGATACTTTAAACAAAAAAGATATGGGAAAATTAACAACAGTATTAAACCTTAGTGATGCAGCTTCAGAAGCCGACATCGTAACCAAAGTAAACGAAATCATCTCCAATGCCGACCGATTGGAAAAGGAAAACCGAACGCTCAAAGATGCTATTGATGCACAAAAGGCGGAACAGAAAAAGAAAGAACAACAGGAAGCCGTTGCCCTTGTTGATGCTGCCGTGAAGGACGGACGTATCGATGCAAAGGGAAAGGAAACCTATCTTGCCTTGTTCGACCGTGATTTCACCTCTGCCAAAGCTGCACTCGATGCCGTGCCTGCACGTCAGAGCGTAACGGCAATGATTAACAATGGTCAGCAGCGTGTGGATATGGGCGATTGGAAAAACAAGTCGTGGGACGAAATAGACCGTGCCGGCAAACTGACACAGCTCAAGGACAATCACCCCGACGTGTACGCTGAAAAGTTCGAGGAACGATTTGGCACAAAGCCTAACATGTAGGTAGTAGAAAAAATAACAATTAAATAAAAAAAGAAAAATGGCAATACAAAGAGAAATTTGGATTAACTCCATTGTGGAGGGCTTGTTCGCCGACACCAGCTTTTTGAGCAAGGCGTACAATGCCGATGAGTTCGTAAACATGGGCAAGACCGTGCATATACCTAATGCAGGCGCACCATCGGAAACAAAGAAGAATCGTAGTAAATTCCCGGCAAACGTTGAAATGCGTACAGATGTAGATTTGTCGTTCAACTTAGACGAATTTACCACCAACCCTATTCGCATACCACATGCCGATACGGTGGAACTATCGTACAACAAACGAGAGAGTGTGCTTCGTCAGGATAAAGCTGCACTTCAGGAGGCTGTGGCACGCAGCATTCTTTACAGTTGGCTGCCTGAAAATGCAAACTGTATCGAAACAACAGGGGCCTCGATAAAAGCGCATACCGCTAAGGCTACTGGCAACCGAAAGGCTCTTTGCCGTGCCGATGTGCAGAAACTGATGGTGAAGTTCAACGCCGACAACATTCCACAGGAAGGACGCTATTTGTTGCTCGACGCTTATATGTACGATCAACTGCTTTCCGACCTTACCAGCGTGCAGAATCAAGCGTTTTTGGCAAGTGCCGATGCGCAACGTGGCATCTTGGGCAAACTCTTCTCGTTCAACATCATGATGCGTTCGGAAGTGGCAGTCTATGGCGACGGCATCGTAAAGAAAGCCGAAGACGCAGAAGGTGCAGCAGCCGACCTTGCAGCAGGTTTGGCTTGGCACGAAAACAGCGTATGCCGAGCTTTGGGCGAAGTAGAAGCATTCGATAACGAAAAAGACCCCACCTATTACGGCGACATCTATTCGTTCTTGGTTCGCGCCGGTGGTCGTCCGATGCGTCAGGACGTTAAGGGACTTGTTGCACTCGTACAAGGCAAATCTGCGTAAGGTATGCAACTGAAATACTTAGTCATACATTGCACAGCCACCCGAGAAGGGCGCGAGGTGTCGGCAGCCGAAATTCGTCGCTGGCACACCGCCCCAATAGCCAAAGGGGGCAGAGGTTGGAAGCAAGTGGGCTATACCGACCTCCTGCACCTTGACGGACGTGTGGAACGATTGGTCAGAAACAACGAGGACATGACGGTCGATGCTTTTGAAATCACCAACGGCGCACGAGGCTACAATGCCGTAGCCCGCCACATCGTCTATGTGGGTGGCATATCTGCCGACGGAACGCCAAAAGACACGCGCACCGAAGCTCAGCAGAAAGCACTCGCTGCCTATGTACGCGACTTCCACCGTAGGTTTCCACAGGTGCGCATCATCGGACATAACGAGATAGCCCCAAAGGCTTGCCCCTCGTTCGATGTGCAGCAGTGGCTCAAAGCAATAGGTATCAGAAAACTTTAAACAAACAAAGCAATGAACACCATACTACAAATTCTGCAATGGGCAATACCATCAGGAGGTATTGGTGCTGCTATTGCGTGGTTCGTAAATCGCAAGGCCATGTCGGCAAAGACGGCAAAAGCCGTTCACGACACCTACAAGACGATGTACGAAGACATATCGAATTTATTGGTAGAAAATCAAAAGAAAAATGAAAAGACAATCAATTCGTTGCAAGAAGAACTCGACAAAGCCCGCACCGAAAGCGCACGCATCAAGCGTTCGCTCGACCGTCTTTCAAGAGCTATCGAGGCTATTCAGTATTGCCCTCATCGGGGTGCTTGCCCTATCAGCCACGAGTTGCAAATCGAAGCAGACAGTAGTGCAAAGCGAAAGTCGAAGCGACTCGCTCCGTCAAGAAAGCAACTACCTACAAAGCAACTCTCTACTGACACAGACAACCCTGGAGATGCAGCCGATAGCAGCCGATACGGCGATGCTGACCCTGCCGATGCAGAGCCTCCTTGATTTGCCCGATAGTGCCGTTTTCCGACGACAAAGCGGACGGTTAATAATAGAAACTTATCATAGGGCTGGCAATGTGTACATCAGAGGTACAACCCTGCCCATAGAAAGAGAGGTAAGGCAAACAACACTCACCGTAAGGCACACAACCGCTGCACAAGAAAACAAGATAGCAAGAAGTGTCGGCAAGGTCTCGAAAATCAAAGAAGTCAAGCCACCTCCAAACTGTCAATCGTGGCTACAAACCATTGGCGCATTGGTATTATTGGGCATAACAGCCCTCGCAAGCATTAAATTATTTAATTGGTACAATAAAAGATAAAAAGAAATGGAAGCAACAATAAACGACGGCTACATCATGCTGCTCGATGCAGTATATTTTGGTGGCAAAAAGATGGGCAACATAGCCGAAGAAGGTATTGAATGGGGCGGCGACAACGCCGAGTACATCAAACTCTATGCAGCACAGGTGCGCACAGGTCCTGTGAAAAAGATTCGCAAGAAAGCGGCATCGAACGTATTGAAGTTCAACCTCATTGAACTGCTCCCTGAAAACTGCGCGGTAGTGATGGGAGGAAAAGTAACGGAAGAAGGTTGGGAAGCTCCATCGGAAAGCATTGTGTTGGAGGATAATGTGAAGATCATTTCCGGAACTGGACAGACTGTAGAGATAGCCAAGGCATCGCTCGAAGGAATGGTACGCGGTAAACTCGGCGGAACAGATCCTTTGCACATCGAGTGCGAACTTGAAGTGCTTACTCCTTCAGACACCAGCGCACCTTTCAAAATCACGGAAACAAAGCCCTTTATTGAGGCAAAGCCAACGGAGCTAACTTTTAAGAAGACAGGCGAAACAAAGGTGGTGGACATTTCTGCCAGCGGACCATTCTCTATAAGTGCAGCTCCCGCAGGTTTCACCGTTGATGCACAGGGCGGACGTATCAGCATCACTGCATCGACCAACAGCACAAGCAGTCAGCGTATGGGTAAGATAACCTTCAAGCTCAAAGCCGACAGCAGCAAGACCGTAGATGTGAACCTCACACAGGCAAGCTGATGGATAAGCGCAAAATAGAATTGGAAGCGTCGGAAGCCCTGTTGGACATCGGCGTTTCCATTCCACTTATTCGGTGGAAGATTCCTATTGTGAATAAGTCGCTGGGCATACGTTTGACGATGCGACGCCCCAAATTAGGAAACCAAATACGCATTGCTCGCAAATACCTCTCAATGGGTGTTACCTATGGGAAAATGCAGGCAATGAATAAAGATGAGCAGATGCAGTTTCTTGCCCACCACGGAAAAACCATTGCGCAAATGGTAGCACTCACTATTCTTAGAGGGAAACTATCGGGAATATTCGCTCCAGTATTGGCATGGCTGCTATTATGGCTTGCCGACGATACCTTCCTGCTACTTGCCAATCTGCATTTCATTCCGCTCATCGGAACGCAGCATTTTACGAATATTATCAAATCTTGCGAATGGAGCAACCCGCTGCAACCAAGATTGAGCCACGAAAGAAAGGGGAGTTAAAGGGACACTTTGAAAGCTCTCATAGCCCCTTCGGTTTTATTTGGCAAATAGCTGATGCAACAGGGTGGACGGTGGATTATATCCTATGGGGTGTGAATTACCAAACCTTGCTGATGATGCTTGCCGATGCACCACGCTATATAGACGGCGAGCAGGCAGGCGAATTTTCCAAAGATAACAAAACAAGTAGCAAACAACCTAAAACGGTAATAGGATTTTTTCAAAGCAAACTAAATGGATAATTCAATCAGAATGGAGTACCTCTTCGGTGGCGACCTTATCGATAAGACAAAGGAAGCCGCCATGGAAACAGGGAATCTTTCAACGGCTGCTGAAAAGGCAGCTGCCTCTATTGCCGAACAGATTGCGGCACAGAAAGCCGTTGTCAGTCGTGTGGAAGCCGACTTGAAAAGTCTGCAAAAGCAATATGAGCGTATGGCACCGGGCAAGGCACAACTCGAAATGGAAACCGAGCTGCGAGCTTGCAAAGTTTGCCTGGAAGAGGAAAAAGGCGCACTCGCTGATTTGGAAGCCGAACACAAGAAGGCATCGACATCGGTTGGTAAGCTCACAAAGGAATATCGCTCGCTCATACAGGAAATGGCACGAATGCGCCTTGCAGGAGAAGAGAACTCTGCACGGTATCAGGCTATGGCAAAGCGAGCAGCCGAACTCTGCGATACCTTAGGCGATGTTCGTGCGCAAACCAAAGCCTTAGCCTCCGATGATGCCAACTGGGAAGCTATGGCATCGGGACTAAACGGATTGAGCGGTGCAGTTACGGCAGGAACAGGTATTATGGCATTGTTCGTTGGTGAGAACGAAGAACTCGCTCGCATTCAGACCCGATTGCAAAGCGTAATGGCTATAACGATGGGTATGCAGCAGGTGTTCAATGCGCTTAATAAAGACTCGGCATTCAGGGTCATTGCCGTAACAAAAGCAAAACAACTGTGGACGGCTGCCAATGTTCGGCTTGCCACTTCGCTTGGTATATCGACAGCAGCAGCCAGCGCATTGATGGCTACGCTCACACTCGGTTTGTCGGTTGCCATTGCTGCCGCCATTGCACTGTGGAACAAGTATAGTTCGGCAGCCAAGCAGGCAGCCAAATCGGAAAACGAAATAACCCAAGCTATGCGCGAGGCTGCTCGTTCGGCAGCGGTGCAGAAAACCAAACTTGATATACTCTACAAGGCCACGCAGGACAGCACAAAGAGCCTGAAAGACAGAAAGGCCGCAGTGGCAAGCCTGCAGAAGCAATACCCAGCCTACTTCGGTAATATGAAAACCGAAGCTATTCTTGCAGGAAAGGCATCGGCAGCCTACCGACAACTTGCCGATGACATTATGAAGGCTGCTATGGCTCGTGCCTACGAGAAGCGCATTGAGAAGATTGCAGAACAGCAAGCCGACTTGCAATTGGAAAAGGAAAAGAACGAAAAATTTATTAAAGACAACACCAAGCGACATAAGAAGAATGCCGATAATTACAAAAAGACAAGTAAGGACTATTATGTCGAAATGATAGGTGGCATGACAGTTGGCGGTGGTGCTACCCGACTGGGAATGGGTGCAGGGCGTACTACGGAAGACCAGTTCGAGAAAGAATTTAGCAAACGGCTTGCTGAAAACAAGAAGATACAGGAGCAGATTGCCGAAGGTGAAAAGCAAATAAAATCTCTCACGGCAAAGGTGATAGCCTATTCGCCCGAACGCAACAAGGTGGAGAACAAGGGCTATGAAGAGCCTAAGATTACAACTCCGAAAAAAGGAAAGACGGATAAGACGGATAAGACGGACAAGGAAGACCTATCGGACGAACTCGAAGAATTGGGCGAATTAGAAGCGGCTGCGCAAAAGAAAATCAACGAAACTCGTGTTGCGTTGATGAAGGAGGGTTACGACAAGCAGCGTGCCGAAGAACTACTGCACTACGAAGAGGAGAAACAACGCATCAACGAAGAAGAGGCAAAGCGCATGGCATTGGTGCAGAAACTTCGCAAGGGTGGCGTTGTGGTTACGCCGGAGCAGGAGGCGCAAATCGGTATTGATGCTGCCAGCCAACGCATACAGGCGGCCCAAATGTATAGCGACAAACTCTCTGCCATTAACGAAAAGGAAAGGAAAGAACACGACGACAAAGTAAAGGAAGAAAAGAAAAAGGAAGAAGAAGCCTTAGATGCGTTGCTATCGAAGTATCAAGACTTCAACGCAGAGAGACTGGCTATCGAAACCGCCTATACAAAGGATATGGCAGCCTTGTTGGGCAAACGCAATAAGGATAACCATAAGGAAATAGATGCAGCACTTGCACAACTCGAAAAGGCGAAGCAGAAAGCCTTAAAGGAGGTAACCAACAAGGAACTCTCTGAAATGAAAGGCAGTGCCTCTATATTCGTGGAGATGTTTGAGAACTCATCGGAGAAGAGCATCAAACAAATCAATCGCATCATGCGCAAGCTCGCAGACCTCAAAGCCTATATGGACGCTATGGCACGAGGAGAACTTACTGCCGACGGTGCAGCCATCATCAAAGACAAAAAGGGCATTGCCAAGCGTACTATCACACAGGAGGATATTGCCAAGATGGGCATCACCCCCGAACAACTTAAACGCCTGCAAGAATCGCCCGAAGCCCTCAAAGCATTTATGGAGCAATGGGAGAAGTTGCGCCAACAATCGCTCAAAACCAATCCTTTCAAGGCGTTTGCTGAAGCCCTCAAAGACTTGTTTAAGAAAGATAGTGGTGAAGAGGATAAGGAAGAAAAAATAAAGCGATTAGCTCTCACGGCTGCTGCCTGTGCCGACGAGATAGCCAAGATAGCAGGTGGTGTTTCGGCTATGTTCGAAGAGATTGGCAACCAAAGTATGGCAGAGGCAATGGGCAGCATTCAGGGCATTATGAGTGGTGTGTCGAACATTGCCAAAGGCTTTGCCAATGGTGGTGTCGTGGGCGGCATTATTGCAGGAGTGGGCGAAGCCGTGAAACTAATCGGCAGCATCTTTTCGGCAAAGGCTCGCCACCGTGCAGCCCTCAATGCCATTATGCAGGAACAAATCGCACAACAGCAAGCCTACAATCTGTTGTTGATGCAGGAGGCATTGCTCCACGAACGAGGTACAACGGCTTTCGGCAACGACCGTTACGGAAAGGCAACAAATGCTATTGGGGTAATGAAACAGGCCACCGAAGAGTTTGCCAAAGCATGGAAGAAAGCAAACAGCATACAGATTGTTACAGGACACAAGCGGACAGGATTGTTTGGATGGGGTAAAGGCAGGGACACTTATTCTTCTATATTGTCGCAATATCCAAAGCTCATAGACCAAAACGGAAAATTCAACGTATCGCTTGCCGAATCGATATTGAAAACGCGCAAGATGAGCGATGCAAGTAAAGCTGCCCTGCAAAACCTTATCGACCTTTACAAGCAGCAGCAGGAGGCGTGGAAAGAGATACGAGGGTATTTGTCGGACATCTTTGGTGAACTCGGAGGCACAATTACCAATGCACTTGTAGATGCTTTCAAGAGTGGGACAGATGCAGGAAAGGCTATGGTGGAAAGTGTGGGGAAAATGTTGGAGAAGTTAGGGACTGATATGATTTATTCCGCCGTGTTGCAAAAGTACTTCATAAAGGCGCAGAAAGAAATGGAGCAATATGCCACCGATGAGCATCTATCCGAAGAAGAACGCTTTGCAGCTTACGCCCGAATTTTGGACGAACTTACTGCAGGCGTGTCGGCAGACAGCGGAAAGGCAGCATCGCTATTGGAGCAGTTTAAGCGTATGGCTGCCGAACGTGGCATCAATATTTTTGGCGGAGCCGAACAACAAGGACGTGCCGGCAGCATAGAAACAATGACACAGGCGCAAGGTACGAAACTCGAAGGATTGATGACATCGGCACAGATACATCTTGCATCGCTCGACATCAAATTCGAGGACGTGGCAAAACAAATGACACTCGCCACCACTCACCTTGCAAAGATAGAAAAGAATACGGCCTATTGCCGGCGATTGGAAGGTATCGCCGACGACATTGCCGAACTCAAACGCAATGGGATAAAGGTGAAGTAAAAAAACCTCCCCAACTTTCCCCGATGGGGGAGGGAGAGCAATGGGAAACGAGGTGGGAAACGATTGCACTATAAACGTTAAGACGATACAAGTAGAATCGGTCAGACGATACCTAAGGAACGATTAAAACAACCAAAAAGATATGGATATACTCGAAAATCAAGCATTGCTCAACGGCAAAGATATTTGGACGGAATACCACGCTTTCCTTAGGGAGGAGAAAGCGGGCGAGCAAAAGAACCTTGAAGCGTTATTGTCGCCGGCAAAGATGAAAGCGCACGTTGCCGTAACGTTCAGGGAAGAAGACGGAGAAAAATATTCCGACCATCTTCTGCCGAAAAGCGAGGCTCGCGACATAAAACTGCACTTCGCTATCGTGGCAGACAGCAAGGCACAGTTCTTTATACGTTACCGCCGATTCGTTCAGGCATTGAAGATGGGCAACGATGGTTGGCTCGTGTGGAAGTTTCCACCATTGGAACTCGAAATGCGTACCTTCCTTACCGAGTTTACTCCATTCGATGCGCTTTCTAACCTTTGGGTAGAAGAGGTACATTGCGGAGCTTTTAAAGCCGTGTTCAGAGAACCAAAACCAAGTTTCTAACGACCATTTAAACGACTTTTAAACAATGATTAAAATCTATTCAAAGGACAACAAAATACGCTGCACGGCACCAACGGCTAACGGTCGGCAGGAAAAGCAGCTGCAAGGCGATAATACGCTATCGCTATCGTTTACACTCTATGAGTATATCCGGTTGGACGTAAACGATTATGCCATCTTTCAGGGCGAACGCTATTGGATCTTGGAACGCTATAAGCCGCGTATGAAGAATACCAAGGAGTGGGAGTATAACCTAACACTTTACGGCATAGAAAGTCTTGTAAAGCGATTTTTGGTTATCAATTATACCGATAACGAAGACACGCCTGTATTCACGCTTACTGCGCCGGCAGCAGAACATGCACGGCTCATTCTTACTTCTATAAACAAGGCTATTGGTAAGGAACTCTTCAAGCTCGGAGAAGTAAAACAAACCGAAAACATCGTCATCGACTATAAAGGCACATACTGCAACGAAGCATTAGACTTGTTGGCTAAGGCTGCAAAGACTGAATTTTGGTTTGAAAACGGAACAACGCTCAACATTTCAAGGGCGCAATATGGTGAGCCTCTCACACTCGGCTACCAAAAGGGACTTACCACGCTCGAACGTGAGAAAGCCGACAACATCAAGTTCTACACACGCCTTTTCCCATTGGGTAGCACAAAGAACATCGACCGCGATAAATACGGACATACCCGACTGCAACTGCCCAACGGACAAAAGTATGTGGATAAGGACGTAGAAACCTACGGCATTGTGCATCATTTTGAAGAAGCTGCATTTGCCAACATCTACCCACGACGCATCGGTGTGGTGTCTGCCGTGCGGTCGGAAGAACGCAAAAACAAAGAGGGAAAACCTTTCACCGTGTATTACTTCAAGGACAAAGACCTCAATTTCAATCCCAACGACTACAAGATAGGCGGTTATGTGATGCGTGTCTCCTTTCAGGAAGGCAGCGAACTTGCCGGGCAAGGAACAAGCGAAGAACATTACTTTGAAGTAAACTATGATGATACGGCTAAAGAGTTTGAAATCATCACCATATTTCCCAACGACACCATGCAGGTGCCGGGCGGTGTTCTTGTGCCGAAGGTAGGCGACAAATATATACTTTATCATCTTCGTATGCCTGATGAATATTACCCATTGGCAGAACAGGAACTCTTGGAAGCGGTAAAGAAGTTTAATGAAGAAAACTTTATCGACAACTCGGTATATAAAGCCGACACCGACCACGTTTGGGTGGAACGGCAGCAGGTCGATTTCTTTCTCGGCAGGCGCATTCGACTCGAAAGTGCGGAATACTTTGCACCAAAGGGCTACCGCAATAGTCGCATTACGAAAATTACACGCTCCATTGCATTACCAACACAGATAAGCCTCGAAATAAGCGATGTCGTGCCAAAGGGCAAGATTGCATCAATGGAAGGTAGCATCAACGACGTGAGGCATTATATAGGCGAAGTAACAAATACTATTCCTGACATTATCGGTAGTGGCGACGATACAAAGGTGGGCGAACATAATGTTTTTTCTGCCAAGCGAGCATTAAAAGAATTTCTCAACAAGAACACCCCCGACACGGCGCAACAGCTCATCACGTTCCTTGAGGGCATCGCACTGACAAGCGGAAAGGGAATAGACGCAGAGGGGCGGGCAAAGCTGCTGGAGGTGTTGGTGGAGACGATACGGTCCTACGACTTCGATACGACGACGGAGACGGGATTCGGCATCACACGTCGGAAAGATGGCAAGTATCAGCTTTCCATCACCGACCTTATCGTGTGGGGCAAGGCAGCGTTTCATGAATTGGAGATACGCAAACTGATCTACGTCGGCGGCAACATGGTATTCTCCTCATGCGGCTCGAAGATTATGCGGGTGGAGGAACTCGCCGACGCTTACCGCTGCTTCTTCTACATGGACGACGGCACGACCGCCACAACCAATCTGTGGAAGGTGGGTGACCAAGCACGGTGTAAGGTATTCAATATCAAGGAGGGCAAGTACACGGGAGCGACGAACCGCACCTACTGGCGACTGGTGACGGCGGTGGGCGACGACTACGTGGACCTTTCAAAGGCGGACTGTGAGGAGGGCAGCGACGCTCCGATGGCTGAAGACGCTATCGTGCAGTTCGGAAGCAGAACCGACACCGACCGCATGGCGCTTATCTACGTCATCGTTAATGGCGATGATGCACCAGCAATTATATGGTATGATGGAGTGAATAGTTACACGCTCGACAAGAAGCGCACAGCAATCATCTCCCCTAAGCAAGTGGTATTCTCCACGAAGATGTATAAGGTGATGAACTACGACGGCACGATCGTTCCAATGGAACTCCATCTCGGTGCGTGGGAGGAGGGAAAGGAATACTACTATTACAACAGCGTGACGCACGGCGGACGCAGATGGTTGTGTGTAGCGGTAGAAGGCAAGGCGGTGACGTCAGAACCCAAGGAGGGCAACCCCGACTGGCTGCTACAGGTGGATAAGGGTGAGAAGGGCGGTACGGGCTGGCGCATAGAGGGCTTCTCATCTCCCGGATCGGGTGCATATAGCGAGGGGCAGACAGATTGGTCGGCAGTATATTCTCTTCATGTGTGGTATGATGATGCAGAGGTGACGGACAGGCTATCTTCTACTCGGTTTGTATGGAGCAGGCAGAGTGAATATGCTGAAGCAGATACAGCATGGAACAAGAATCATGCAAATATAGGCAGTGAACTGCATGTGACGTATGACGACCTCTATGGTGACACTTCCTTTATATGTCGGTTCTTGGACGAAGCAGGAAGAAAATCAATAAAATCAGTAAAATTCTAAAATTCTAAAATAAAAAAATTATGGAAAATCCATTAGCACAGAAAACATTTACGGTCAAAAAGATTATTAACGGAAAGACGTTGAATTTCACTCTGCAGATAGACAAGGCTCTGACGCAGAAGTATATCCGTGACAAGAAAACGTATGCTCCCGATTTCACTAAAACTCCGCTGATTATTTCCCCACTTCTTTTAGTATCGGGTTTATCCGGCAATCAAATATCAAACGTGAGTGGTTTCAAGTGGACGCTGACGAAAGAAACAGGAGCGACAGCTACACAGGCACTCACTGATGTTTCCGGTACGGCGAACAAGAAGTTGAGCGTGAATCTGACAGACTGCAATAGTCTTAACATCAAATGCGAAGCGACATACACTGACCCTGTGAGCGGTATCACTTCTCCTATTGTTGCATCGGTGAGTATTCTCAAAATAGAGGATTCTGGAGCGAGCATTTCTGCTATTGCATATACACCGCTCGGTGATACCTTTGTGAATAACAACAAATCACTGAAAATCCACTGCGACCTTTGGCGCGGGGGTGACATAGACGCTACAGGCGTATCATATACATGGCAACAGCTGCGAGATGGAACATGGACGACGCTCACAAGTGCAAGCGCGAATGGTATCAGCGGTTACGACAAGAATGAGATAACCGTTCCTGCGGATGCTGTTACGAATGTCGGCGTTTTCAGGTGTCAGATTAAAGACACCGATAGCGGAAGCGGTACGTACAATAAGACAGCAAGCACTATAATCACTCTTTACGACGGAACAGACCCATACGATATTGATGTTTTTCAACCACAGACTGACAGCGTTGCCGAGGGCGGCTCCATTAAACATCAGTTTATGATTCGTCAAGGCGGAACATACATCAAGGATCTGACATTCTTGCAGGCGCACTCTGTAAAGGTGTGGCGCTATGCGGCGAACATGACGAAAGATACTACGTGGGGAACGTCCGGTGACAAGATGGCAGCTCTTAATCAGACGGCTTTCGCGTATGAGCTGGCGATTGACTATTCAGACTTGTTGAGTGCTACTCAAGCGTTCAACGCGGAGTTTAATTAATTAAAAGAAATATGTCCGAAAATATATTGGCGCAGAAATCGTTCACGGTCAGAAGAGCGGCGAAGGGAAGCTACACTTTTCTCCGCTACTCCAACGACGGCGGAAAGACGTTCACGGCATCGTTGCCGTATGCGGATGAGGGCGAAGTGCCAGGGCAGAACCTTTTGAAGGGTTCGGAACAGCCGGGGTTCTATTCCAACTTAGGCGGTAATACCATCACCGCCATGCACATGGAGGACGAGACCGGCAAGTTTACACGCTACACCCCCGACAAGGGGAAACATGTGTCCTTGTCTGGCTATCCGTGGGAGGGCATACAGAATGGTGGTTATAGCCTCTCCATGGAGGTGCGCCCCATCGGCAAGCCCATCACCGTTACCGAGTGGGAGGGACAGACCGTACCCCCCAATGTGTGGACACGGATAGAATGGAACGACGTGCGGAAAGATGGTAAGTATGTGGGGCTTATTGTGGATTGGCGTACCGGCACGGACGTGGTTGTGGACTTGCGGAGACTAAAGCTCGAACGCGGGGTGTCATCCACGGCTTGGACCCCCCACCCCGGAGAACAGTTGTTCGGTCTCACCCCCGGCACATGGTTGGGTACGGCGGTATGGGACAAGCCGTACCCACCACTCACCACCGACGCGTACACGTGGACAAAGGTAAAGGGGGAAGACGGAAAGGATGCCGCCAACGTCTATCTATCCACGCAGATGCTGCTGGTGAACACCAATGACAGCGGAGTGGTTACCAAGACGGAACTGGCGGGGGCAAGGGCGCAAGTGTTAGCCTACCGTGGCGACGAGCAGACGGAGGCAATCATCGTCTCATGCCAGTGCTCCCCCGAAGTGGCGGCCGAGACGGACGACGACACGATAAGGCTCACCGCCGTGCGCACCGACCCGAAGACAAAGATGGCATACGGCAGCGGCCACATCGACATCGAGGCTGAGGTGGACGGCATTACCTACCCCCTCCGCCTGTTCGTCGGAACAAACATCGCCAAGCTCACGGCGGCAGTGGTCAGCGACGTCAGGTCATTCCGACAAGAATTCAGCGCATACATACAGACATTCGGTCGCGGGTTAGAATATACCAACTCACGCATAGAGCAGACCGCACGCGACATCACCATGGAGGTGGCGGCACGCTCACAGGGGGTGAACCTTCTGCAAGGCACCGACTTCCTTGGCGACACGACAACGAGTGAACACCACGGCGGCGGAACGGTGGAGATAACCTTCGGCGACGACCCGAAGATAGCCCACACAGGGCACCGCTACATGCACGTCGTTGCTAAGGGGCTGATCACAGAGAGATTTGCGGGGAAGTTCTGTAAGGCAAAGGTAGAGGCGGGCAAGAAGTACACGGCATCCATGTGGATGATGACACCCGACAAGACGTCCATCGACCTTGATGTGTACCTTGAGTGCTTGGCTTGCAAGGGTAATACACGCGTGTCGTGGCTCAATCGCCACGTGACACCGTTTGAGCAGAACGGCATTTGGTACGTACACTCCGACACCTTCGGCATACCCGATGGATGCGACAGTCTCGAAGTGAACGCATTCGTCGTGCGCAATGGCGACGTCTATTTCTCCGAGATACAACTCGAGGAGGGAGACACACGCTCGGCATGGTCGCCGTATGTGGGTGACACCGAGACGGAGCTAAGGAACTCGGGGATATATCTTAAGGACAGGAAGATACGGATGCGTGCCGACAACTTCGAGGTGGAGAACAACAATGGCGAGCGCACGTTCGTCATCGACGGGAACGGAAAGATAAACGCACGGCTCATTGATGCCGACAAGATATTCTCAGGGGAGTTCCAGACGAGGAACGTCGGAAATGGCTATCTCAAGTTCCACGATGGCCTCATCGAAGTGTACAATCCAGTGGGAGAACTTAACATCAGATTCGGAGTGCGCAACGGTGTCATGGAACTGGAGTTCCTCAACGAGGACGGATCAGTGGCACGTGCCTACGGCAAGTACGGGGAGTGGGTTCCAATACGGCATGACGAATCGTTCAACACGGATTTGTTCATATCACTTGGCGACTTCGGAAATCCGCCGACGGTGAATGCCATTGTGGGCAACAGGGATTTAATGCGTCAGCTATTCAAGCAGAACCCTCCACGACTACAGCTCCAAACACCCGCCTATTACTACGTGGCGAAGATGTACAATGGTCAGCTTTTGCCCGGTGAGTATGCCGCCACGGCGAAGATTGCGGAGGAGGCCAACGGAAAGTACTTCACGGCAAAGGGCGACGTGACAACGACGCCAAGGTTAACGGCAATCTTCCCCGGCACGTTCTACATGCCGACGGACGGAAGCAGAAAGCCGTTTGACTACATGCTATACGAGAGTGCATACAGCACGAAGGTTGTATTCAACGACAAGACCCCAGTGTATAGCCGAGAGTTGTACATATTTGAGAACGGAGTGCGAAGTTCGGTGAACGTCTATTCCAACACCGCCGACCCACTCATGCTATAACGACCTTAGTCGATTCGATAGAACGACCTCAGTCGATTAGATAGAGAGATTTTTAACACCAATATTAACAAAAAAATTAAGTTATTTGAGAGAATCCCTTCGGGGGAGGGATATAAAAACCCCCGGTCTGTTAATTAGTCGTCTCACTTACTATTTAACCAAAAACGCCGCAAGGACGCGAGCGGGAGCAATATGCC